TGTTAATCTATTTGCTATATCATTCTGCAATTTCATTTGTGCTGTTAGCTTTTCTCTTAATTGGAATTCTTCTTGTAATTTATTTAAAGTTTCTTCTTGATACTGCTGTTTAAGTACGTTTTCGTCTTCTTCAAGCCCTCCAGTACCTATACCTTTGCTAGCTAATTGATTCATAATATTATTCTTGTATGCATCGTCTCCTGCTCTTCTATCAGCATCTGCTAACATTCCTGTTGCTTCCGGTCCTTGTAAAAATCCTGTAAATCTATTTTGCTGACTACTAAAGTAGGAACCGCCTGCAATTCTACTTGCAATATCTGCACTTCCTTGTTGAAATTGTTGAAACTTTAATGTTGCTAGTTCTCTTTCAATTTCCAACTCTTTTTCTTTGATTGCTAAATTATCTTTGGCTAACTGTAGCTGGTCTTCTAGTCTTGCTTGGTTTTCTTTACTTGCAGTTGCATGTTCTTCATCAAATACTTTTTGTGCAATTCTTAGCTCTATATTTGATTTTGTTACACCATTTATTCTATTTTCAATATCTAATTTATTTTTTTCTGTAGCTGCTATTACTCTATTTACTTCTAATTGTAGGTCTAGTTGTTGTAATTTTTCATTGTGCATTTTTGCATTTAATCTTATTGTATTATTTGATTCTGCTTTTAAAGCGTTCATAAAACTTTTATTTATTTCTGCTAATTCTTTTCTTCTATTAATTTCCTCTTGTGCAGCTACTAACTGTTCATCTGTAAGGCCTAATTGCTCTAAATCTGTACCATCTACTCCTATATTTTTATATATTTTCTTAAATGCTTCTTTAAATTTATTCTGTATAATAAGACCATCTTTTCCAAAAAATTGATTTTTTAAAGACTCTGCAGCTTTTTCGGAGTCTATAACATCAGCATTTTCTAGGTCAAAAGCATCTTGTATAGCTTGTCTTCCAAATTCTGAGCCAACTAATAAATCACTAATTCCTTGAAATTGTGCTCTTTGTCTAGTTCTATCATTATTAGCATCCGAATCTTTGTACGTGTTGCTTAACGTTTGAAGTTCGATAGGAGTACTTTGTGCTGTATCTAAATATTTTTGTATATCGTCAAAAACCTTTCTTCTTTCTCCTGCTTCTTTTACGGACTGGTCTTGTGCGGATTGAAGTTGTTTTAAAACATTTTCTCCTAAAGCTCCATCAGCTCCGAGTACGGTTGCTAAATTTCCTATCATATCTGCATAAGGTCTTGCTTTTGCTCCTTGCACTATACTTAATCTAGCTTTGTCTAAGGTTTCCATTTGTGCTGTAAATTGTTTTAGCGCTTGCCCTGCTCTCATTATATCGTTGGCAATAACAATAAAAGGATTTTTATTTGATAAATCAACTGTTTTTAACTTGTCTATTGCTCCATCGAATACATCACTAAATCCTTTCATAGCAGGACTTAATTTTTCTAATTCTTTTGCTGCTGTAACATACAGAGTTTGTCCTTCTTCATCAAGAGTTCCTTTTCTAAGTTGTTCATTAAAGTCGCCAATTAATTTTAAAACATCACTTGTTTTTAAAGAATTTGCCATTTGCTCTAATTGTGCCATACCACCAACTACAAAACCACTTTGCCTAACTCTATTCATGTTAGAAAGTTCTACATTTAATGTACCAAGAGTCTCTTTTAAATCTACTGCTTTTTGTTCAGCTTTTGTTAAATCTTCTTCTGTGCCTTTCATCAGGGCTCTTATAGCATCAAAAGCAATAAAAGCTAAACTTATCCAACCAAAAGCACCTAATAATTTTGATACTGCTCTACCAGCTACTGCAGCTCCTTTTGCCACTGTACCAAATAGTTTTGAAAAGCCTACTTGAGCACCTGCAATATACTTATTAGTAACTAAACCTAATTGTTTATATTCTAACTTGGCTTTTGTCATACTACCTTTTAATCCAAGTTCTTGATGTTTTATATATCTGTCAAATTGTATTCTTTCTGTCTTATGGAAGTTGCCTATTAGATTATTTTTTTGTTTTAAATGTCTTTTTAGAACACCAAGTTCTTTTGCATTTAGTTTCTTTCCTTGAGCAGCTTTTTGTAAAGTAGCACTCTGTCCTGTCATATCTTGTCCAGATAACATGCTTTGCATTCCACTTGTTCCACTAGCCATGAAGTCTTTTTGTGCTGATTTTCCAATGTCGCCGCCACCTTTTAAACCTTTCATAAGTTTAAGATCTTTACCTGCTTGTTTACCCATATTTTTTGAGCTAAGTGCTACCTTATCAAATGCAGCTGCCATTTTTCCAAAGTCTGGAATTATTTGGCTAACAATAGGTGCTGCTAATAATCCGAATACACCAATTAAAGAGGTGATATTATCTTTTAAAAATGAAATAATTGGAATTAAAAATTCTGCAACTCCTAGCTTGATTACTTTTGTTAAATCATCAAACTCTTTTGCAAACTGACCAAGTACAAAAGCACTATCATCCATAATTTCTGTAATTCTACCAAATTTAGTTTCTGCTTGAGTTATAACTTCATTTGCAACAGCTTGTGATCTTTCAAAAGCGGTTAATTCTGTTCTTGCTTTACCTATCGCTGCTGCATATTTCTCTGTTGCAGGTTCAAGTCTTAATATAATACCTAATTCGTCTAATAGTTCGGGTTCTGCTTTCGTCACACCTCTTATTAATCTGTTAAAGGCATCTGTTACATCTCTACCAAGAGCCAGTGAAGCGTTTTTTGCTGCTGTACCTAAAGATTCTAATTGTCCTCTTGTTAACCCAGCTGCATTACCAATCGCAACAGCGGATGCTGCTTCTTTAAAAGAAATCATATTAGCAGTTGCTTTTTGTACTGCCATAGTCATAGTTGCAAAAGCGTTACCAGTTATAGCACCAAAAGCCTTCTGGCCTTCTACCATATTTCTAGTTTCCATTGCGTCTTGTAAAAATCTAAATGCTGCTGAAACGGCGAATACCTGCGCAGCGATTGTTGCATAAATAGGCACAAGTCCCCCACCAATAGTTTGGGCTTGTTTTGAAAATGCTTTTGTTGAGTTTGATGTTTGATTAGATAAGGATTTTAGTCTTCTGTCGCTTTCTTGTACATTCTTTGCAACTGAACCTACCTGTTTTCCAGCCTTCTTCGCGTTTTTACCTAGATTCTTTAACGAACCATCATCAGTAATTTTAACCTTAACCGAACCGCCATCTCTTTTCTTTCCTGCCATTATTTTTTACGCTTTCTCTCTTGTGTCATTCTATCGTTTATTGAACGACTATTGAGAGCTTCGATGTTTTTTAGCCAAAAAACACATTGTTTCTTGTCTTCAACTTCGTATATATCCATTATTGTTCCTAGTGCTGATAAATCTTTTCCAAAATAAGACCCAGACATTCCATCCCATCTGTCAGGTAACATATCATGAATTGAAAATGCTATCTGCACCTCGTAGGGCAATTCGCCACGAGAGGGAGGCATCTTATTAGGGTCGGGTTCTTGTCCCAGTTGTTCACAGACTTTTAAATACTTATCTAAGTCTATGTCGTTTTTAAAAAATCTTTCTAACTCCGCAAGTAGTAATGTTACTTGCGTTCTGTAAAATTTTCTAAATCACCAACTTGTTCAGTTACCCATGTATCGAAATCGTTTGAATTTTTCATTAAAACTTCACAATTATCTTGTGTAAATTCTAAGCAATCATTTCCATCGACTCCTGATGTATCAACTAATAGAAGCTCTTCTAAGTATTTATACTTCAGTCCAGTCCAGTTTTTTATAACTGCGGATATATACTGAGGTAGGAATTTATCTGCATCGAATTCTTCTTCGTATGCTCTAGTTTTCTTATTAAACTTATTAGTTACGCATTTATTACGTAATTTTAATAACTCTTCTCTTGCAAGATAAGTTAGTTTAACTTTGAAATCTTCCATCCCAGGATAATCAAATTCTACGGTTTTGCTAGGAGCAAGTAAGCTCTTAAGCGATATTGGTTCTTTTTTTAATTCTTGTACTACTTCTTTGTTTTCCAATTTTATTCTCCAAAAATGAACGAGTGAGGATTGGATTCCTCACTCATTCTAGTTAGTTTATGATGTATATGTTATACTCATTTCGTTTGTTGCATCAGCTGCAGTTGATGATGATAAATCAGTTGATAAACCATGGAAAGCGACATCTACTGAAATTACGTCTTCAATACTATGAGTTGGTAATTCCATATGCGCTTTTGGTAAAGCTACTGTACATCTAGGAGTATTACTTCCTCCGCCTATGTTAAATGTTAAGGCAAAAGCATTAGTAATAATTCCTGTTGATTCCTGCATCTTTTCAAATAAGTCTAAAGACCCATTTGCTTCAGCGTTTAAGTAACAAGTAAAGTTACCAGAAACATTTCTAGTACCTGTTATATGACCTAACGGCTGACTAACAGTACCTAGTGTTTCGGGGGTTAGATAAGTAAGATTGTTTTCAATACTTATACTTCCACCTGTTAAGGTTACTCCAAAAGTGATATCACTGTTGCCTAAAGCTCCAGTTGCTCCACTTACTTCAGATGCATCATATACGACTGTTAAATCTGTTAACTTCTGTCTGATAAAGTTTCCTGTTGAAGAAAGACCTTCATTAATTAAACCGAGAGTAGTTTCACCACCACCAGTTGTTACTAAAGAAGCTGTTTCTGTTATTGATTTACCGTTTCCAGACCACGCTACTTGCGCGATACCATCAATATCAAAGTCAATTGTTGCAGAACCAACTGAACAATCTGCTAATTTATAAACGGTTACTCCGTCTGTACCTGTTGTAAATGTTGTACCTTCAGTATCCTTGGTAGCACCAAGAACAAAGAATAGGTCAAACGTTCCGATAAGTACGTTATTTGAATTTGCAAAATCAAAAGAATTAGGTTCGTGAGCTGCAGGATCAAATGTTCCTGACTCTCCAACTGCTTTCTGATAATCCTTACCACCCATAGCAGCCCATAGTGGGCCCTCTACTGCAAACTTTTTACCGTTTCCAGCGTGTAATCCTGCATCCGCCGCAACTGAACCAGCTGCCGATGTAGTAGGTCTGATGTAAGTACTAAAGCTCCATTCAGCTGGTGCGTAAGAATCGGTGAACATTGTTCTACCTCTTTTACTATAACCACCTGTTCCGGCTGCTTCATTCAAAGTTACTTCGGTAGTATTTGTTGCCTGACTGAACGAAAATCCATCCAACACAGGAATTTCATAAAGAGCTGTATTGGCAGTTGTACTGTCAGCACTCCACTTCATGAAAACTTTTGTATCTCTACTAAAGAAAAATGACATTTTTTATATCTCCATTAATATCGAATCTCGCAGGTGATTTCTCCTACACCCAGAGGTTCTAATACGCCTTCATCTGTATCTACAGTAGCAATTGTAGTCTGCACTGTAGTATGAGATGTTCCTGTTGAGTCTGTGTAGGTTAAGGGATCATTATCCTCCAACACAGTTTCAACGTCTTCTAACAATTCTTCGAGAGCTTCTACGACATCATTGTCGTCAGAAACATAGCATCGAACTGTTATTGTTAAAAATCTAAATCGAAATCCACCACCATCATATTCTCTGGTTTCCGCACCTGCTCCAACATGTATAGTTGGAAATTCATTTACTTCATCCCAGAATTTAAGTCTACGCTCTACTTTTGCTACCGAACTTCTAAATGGAGGTTGTCCATTTATTCCTTCTAGTGCTACTGCTATTGCTTCAACTATGGCTCTACGACGCGACGAATATCTTCTTGCTGTTGTTGAGTCCATTATATTCTCCTGACTTTTATAAATTTATTTTGCATCTGCATAGATACTATTTCTCTAATACTTTGCCCTATTATTCTTCTTGGGTCTCTTTGTACACTACCCATTTTTCCACCTGGTTCAAATGTTCCATAAGGGTCTCTCATGTATGTATAGTCTGCTTGTAATCCCCCTCTTGGCCCTCGCATTACTTGTGTAACTTGGGCTGAGTTTGCAAATCTTCCTGTTCTAAACTGTAATCTTGGAGCTTGCATTTTGGTAGCTACTACTTGGGGTAACATACTATTTATTAAATTTCTCAAAGCTAAAGGATTTGTTTGAGCTTTCTTTGCTAAAGTACTTCTTGCTCTATTCCCTCTAGATACTGCTGATGTTGCGGCAGCTATTGTTCTTCCTTTTTTACCTTGCTTTCCTTTTCTTGTAACTCTTCCACTACTACTCTTACTTAGTTTACCTTTTTTATTTTTATTTAGAGAAGCAAATAAATCTTTATTTATTTTTAATCTCATATTAGGTTTAGCTATATGTTTAGGAAAAAGCTTTTGAATCATTAGTTTTTTTGCATGTAATGAAGACCTATCTATAAAAGATGGACTATCTGCCCATAAATCTTGTGCTTGTTTTAAAGGTAATCCCATTAATCTCTGCACTTCTTTTATAAATATCGCATCATTTGTTAAAAAATCTCTAAAATGATCTCTTATAGCTTTATCAAAGACTCCATCATTATTTT